ACCATCAATAGTTAGAGTATTCCATGACCAATAAGGTTCGGGATTTTCTATTGTACCTTGCTTACCTAATGTAATAGAACCTCTTATTTTTGAAGCGAATTTAATAAAACCTTCCTGATCTTTTGGAGAATAAAAGGGAAACATAGGAAGTTCTCTCCAAGGTGTTTTTACTATAAATAATTGACAATTGAAATTACTACCATCAACAGATACAATCATATCTTGTTTTTTATCAATTACAAAGCCATCTTCTATATTATGATATTTCTTCAGTTCATTAAGAAATATTTGTCCCACATCAATCTGAATATGAGTATTGAAATCTTCTTCCTTTCTATAAATAGGTTTATTCACAGAAGAATTTTCAGTTTCTCTTGAAGACCAACCACCAAAAGATTTCATAGCTTCTGGAAATCCAGAATTTAAATTCCATTCTTTATTGCTCATTGTATAATTCTATCAGTTAAATCTAAAATGTTTTTATCAAAATCCATAGCATCTTGGATATATCCATCTTCACTTTCATTGTACATATCCTTAGTCCATTGATTATTGAAAAATAGTTCTTTTGGCGTTTCAAATCCAAACATTGAAAGAATTTCCTTTTGTTGTTTAAGAACTTCTTTACCTCTCCAATTATGACCTAAAACAATAAGTCCTGCTGATTTTCCTTTAACTGGATTCTCTTCTTTAAGTGTAGATTGTCTGTTTTCAATCCATGTCAATCTTTCTAATAATTTTTGATATGTTGAATTCATTGAACCCCAACGAATAGAACCGAAAAATACTATACAATCAGCATAGTATATTTCTTTTGATATTTTCCAAAGTTCATCGTCTTTATTATTAAGAGATGCCCAACATCTCATAAAATTATCAGGATTTTTATCTGCATCTTTCATAATAGCAGATTCAGTTCCACAATGGTTTCCATCTCTATGTGAAACATTACCCTCGCATGTATGAATTTTAAGATCAAAAGCATCTATGATTTTTATATCAGATTTGATTAATTCCGATAAGACAAAAGCAAGTTCTGTAGATTTTGGAATCTCATCATCCCATCTATTAGAAGTTGTTATAAAAACAGATTTCTTATCCTTTAAAAATTCTATTGTTTTTTCAAGTGGCTTAAACACCCCTGATTCTGCTTCAAATAGATTATATGGTGTTAAATGTTTCATTTAATGAACTTTTTTTTCTATACCAATATATATCAGAAAATAAGAGGTATTTATGAATGATGCTAAAAAAATAAGAGAGATTGAAGGATTGTATTTCTATGAGTGTAAAGAAAATGAAGAGAATAAAGTAATACTCTTTAAAACACAGGAAAAATACAATGAATTAAGACAATTGTGTGAGAATTTATTAAACTCCAAAACAACTGATGAATTTGATATTAATATGAATTTAATTGAATATCATCTAACTCAAAAGTGATTGTTACTTATCACCTTTCATTCTTTTGAAGAAATCATTTTTAATTGCACTCAAGTGTTTACAAAATTTAGGTATTCTCTGAGGATTCATCCTTTTGAGAGGTTGTTTATTTGAAGAAATAAGATTAGATGCATTTTTTTTCCAAAGTAACCACTCGTTTTCATATCTAAAATCGTTACAATCACAATGGACAATTACATGTTTTCTTAAATTTTCAAGAGTAATGTCATCTTTGTTTTTATTCCATAATTGTATCCATTGTCTATGTTTATTCCCATTTGACAATGTTGTAGTCTCATAAAAGTATTTATCTTGTTTAGTTTTTGTTAAGAATTTGACTTTAATACTTTTAGCTCTATCCTTATATCGTTTAGGTGTTTTTCTATAAATATAACTAAATCTCAATTCATTGAGATTATTTTGCATACTTTCTAAAAATTCCCCAAATGATTTTTTAATCATTTTTCTTTTGCATTTTTATGTAATCTTTATAGATTTCACTATCATAATTCAAGACTTCATTATCCATTAATGATTCTAAAAATCCATCTTCAAATGCATCTGAATCTATATCTGCCCGATTCCATGCACGTTCCAAATCAACATCAGGATAATAATCGTTATCTTCCCAATCAGAATAAGACATATCTAATCTATCAAAAAAAGTCTGACCAACACCAAATAAAGAATCTATAACCTTTTCTTTTGATATATTTTGTATCATATAACCTTCATCTGACCCTTCCCAAGATATAGGGTTTTCAGCTTTATTGTATGTTTTACCTGTTAGCCATTCATATGCTTCTGATATAATAGTTTCCCATAATTTACTTTCTATACCACTATCTTTTCCCCTATTATATGCAATTACAATAGAATCTTTTATTTTTTCAGCCAGTTCATCATCAGAATTTTCAATGTAATCTTGTATTGAATCAAAATCTTCGTAATCTGAATTTTTATCATTTTCTATTATATTCTTTAAAAGACTTTCTAACTCTTTTGTTATCTCACTATCATACATATATGATTCATATGTTTCATAATCTGAATCAACAAAAAAATCACCATTAAGTATGTTTTTGATTGTTCCTTCAAATTTGCTCCTATGAAACAAAGTATAAAAATCTGAATAATCTTTTATGTATAAATTATAACTATCAGAACTCTCATCATATTTTAAATCTTTCGTCAATATACTTTTAATGTATTCATCATTTTTTATGTAGTCAAAAGGAAAATCTCTATGATCAGGAAATTCTATTTCACTAAAATCAGTAAAGAAGTCACAACAAGTATCTACATTTTTTAGAATTTCTTCCCTTTCTATATTAATTGTTTCTTCAACATCAAATCTTGTTACAAAGACATAATCATTTTTTTTATTGTAAAAGATATAAGGAACATCAAGAGGCAATGGCAAAACTTTCATACTATTAGAGAAAATGTTTTCTTGGACATTTGGTAAATCTAAAAATATAAGATAGTTATCCTTTTTTTTAGATATTTCACCTCTATCTGAATGAAATATAATCCAATTACCAACATCTTTGATATATGTAAAATAATTTGATTTTAATTCTTCTAAATTGTAAATCTTTATATCATCTTCAAGTATTATTCTGCTTCTGCCTTCTCCTTCTATTAAATAATCTTTCAACTCTTTATTTTCAATTGAAAATATATCTGAAAATGAAACTTTAATTTTTTTAACTTTAAGTAAATACTTGATAAAATCAATATCAAAACCTGTTACATCACCAAATGAAAAAACGCAATGTGCTATAAAATCTCTCCCCCCCATTACAAAATCAGTATCCGCACCAGCATCAATAAGATATTTTATAAATTCAATATTTTGATCTACAGCACAATAAAATAATGGTCTTTGTTTACCTAAATTTAAGTCTGCACCATTCTCTACAAGTAATTTCATAACATCTTCACTTCCCCATTCACAAGCTATACTTAATGCAGTAGTCCCTCTCTTAGAAAATTCATCTATATCTAGTTTTTTGTTTTCAATTAAATATGTTGCAATCTTAACACTATTGAATCTACTTGCATAATGAAGTGGATTTGAATGATTAGAACCTCCCCACTTTTTAATAACTTTATCAGCACCAAATTTATAGAATAAATCTATTATTTCAACTAAATCTTGATGATAAATTTCTCTTTGTTCAAAAATATTAAGCTCACCATTCAATAATGAACTTAAATCAAATAATTCTGTTTCTACTAAATCTTTGATTAATTGCACATTAATTTCAGAATTTTGTAACTCTGAAAAGAATAAATCTTGAATCTCTTTATTTGATTTCGTAAAAAGTTTAGTAAGTCTTTTAATTTCTTCATCCTCAAAGAAATTTTCAAATAATTTGATATATTTCATAGAATATATTTATTATGTTAATAAAGAATTTTTACATACATCCATTCTTTATAGAATATTCTTTAATCAAATCATATAATTTCTTATGTACTTCTGGACTAAGAAAATCTATTGCTTTTTTATCTGATTCATCAGTTGTTGGTTTTAGTTTCATACCATAACATGGGTTTGCTCCATTTTCAAGATAGATTTTTGTAACATTGTAAAGATTATCCCTCAACTCTTCTGATTCTAATCCTGAATAATTAAATACAACCAACAATAAAGTTGGCATATCTCTTGGTCCATATTTTGATATATTCAAATCAAGCCCACGCTCAACCATATTTCCAATGATTGTTGAAAAATCATCATATCCTATTCTATTACTATCTGTCTCTTTTGCTAATTTAGTATTCAAAAGGTAAGCATTCATACTATTTATTTCATTTCTGTTAAATGCTGAACCATTATTTGGATTATAATTAGGCAATGAAGATAAAAGAACTGCTGTTTTGAAATATTTTCTATCTTCCATCAATGCTTCTACTACAACATTAGAAGAACCATTTTCTCTTGTTCCACTTCCATCTGCCCCTAAACTAATTAGATATTCACATATCTCATAAACTTGTTTATCAGTTTTGAATCCTGAACTAACAACAGTCATCAAAGGAGTTTTATCATTTGACAAAGGTTTATTGATAATATCCTTATTGTTATCTAACACAAGTTTAATCAATTTTAAATTACCTATTTCAAGAGATGGTACAAGAAGAGAATCCAATTCTTTCTGACCCATATTCATACTAGAAAATACAATATCAAAGCCTAATATCATATTACCCAAAATTGAATAATTACTATTTCGTGCTGAATCATTTTTCATAAAGTTTTGAACAAAACCAATTAAAATTTCAGCTAATGGCCATTTATTTTTAAGATTTTCATAACGAGAAGGATTCTTGATGTAATCATCCCAGAAATTTAATAATGCACCTTTAAAATCATGCTGACTATTATCAGCAATAAATTTGTTAAAATTGTCTGAACTATTTTCATAATTCTGAAACTCCCATCTACCACCTCTTCCAAAGTGAAGTGCTTTATTCTTGAGTTTATCTTTCTTATTATGGAATATGTAAATAGGTGCTCCACCGCTATCCAATGAATTACAATAATTAGCAAAATGACCACCACCTCTCATATTTTCTTCACTATTTGCCGCAATACACCATCTTGCACCAGCTGCCCAATAATGAGATTGTGCCCAAGTTAGTGGGATAATTACTGCCCATTCTTCATCATCAAAAATTTCAATATAGTCATCTGCGGTTTTAATTTTTCTTGAAGCCTTGAGACTCATCTTAGAAATATGATATTGATTTTCTACGATATGATTAACAACTTTTTCAAATTCCTCAAAATTTTTAATCTTATTAATATCTTTGAAATCTTGAAATTCATCTTTTAATTTCTTCTTACCTAAATGATATTTTGTGAGGTTGTCCTGTATTTTCTCAATAATTTTGACATAATCATCAAGATTGTATTTTTTATACATGTTACCCAACCATCTTGTGTACATTTTATTTTCACTTGGGTCACTATCAAATATTGTTTCGCCAAGTTCATCAGTCATTACAACACCATCAAGAGATTTAAAATCTACAAAGTATTTTTTGAAATCTTCCCACATTTTTGCTTCTAGCAAAATATCATAACTTGATTCGAAAATTTTAAAAGATGTAATCATAATTAAATAATTATTGTTTTTTTAGGTTTCCCATCAGCATCAGATTCTGCTTCAGGCCATAATTTTTTATTGTTTTCTGATTTTTTAGATTTTTTCTTTTCAGATTCTTCATCTTCAGAAATATAGGGAATGTAAGATTTAGACAAGTTTTCCAAAGCCCATCTTGTTTGTTTTCCTATTCTTCCATCTACCTTTAGCTTTTTACCATTTTCATTGTAAGAATTCTCTTGAAAACGTATTATAGCATTATGAGTAAGTTCACCAAATTTACCAGTAACACCACCTTTGAATAATCCCATTGATTGAAGTATTCTTTGGATTGTTTTAACGATAGAACCCTCTTGAATGCCACTATAACCTATCCATGTCTTTGTAGAAGCATGAGACGATAATTCTTCAGAAAACTTCTTTGCAAGACGCTTACTAATCTTTTCTTCCTCAATTAAAATACAATTATCAATTAAAACTTCTAAACAATGTACTATAACTGTTGTTCTCCAAGCATTATCTGCACCTGGAATCAAATCATAGTATCTCATGTGATAATATGTATCTTCAATTGTTTCTGACATTTTCTTTAATGGTTTTTGCATCACATCAACAAATTCAGAAAGATTAGGTATTTCATTGCTTTCTCCAAATATAGAATGGAAAATGGACAAATCTTGTTTTTTTACAAAGTCTGAAAGACCCATAAAAGTTTGTGTCGGCTGATAATTACTAATTAAATTAGTAAGAAAAACTCCAATCATATAAATTGGATTTCTATATTTTCTAGTTTTGATTAGAATTTCTTTTTGAACAACATCAATTGGGCTACTTGCATCTGTGAATTCAGCATCAGATTTTTCAATTTTTACTTTACTTAAATTTTGAATCTGATCCTCAAGAATTGTTGAAAGAAATGATTTGTAGTTCTTAATGTCTTCTTTCAAGATTTTTGCAGCACTCTTGATTTTTTCTTTATTTTCTTTCATATACATAAGGTCTTGATAGACCTCAACATCTTTCAAATCTGTGGTTTGCTCAAGTAAAGCCATCATACCGCTAGTACATGACTTGTAACCAACTTCTATCATACTCCATAATGAAGATGTCGGCAAAAGAGCTTCCTGAAATGTTTCATTTCCATTGAAAATTTCTATGGTAGATTGTGCAGATAAAGCGGTTATTTGATACAAGTCAGACATTCTAAATTCTTTTAGTGTAAGACCATAATAACCATCATAAATGCCAGAAACCTCATTAATTCGCTGTTCTCTGAATATGTCAAATCTTGTTATCACAGATGTAATTTATGTTTGCTTGTATATATCAAAATTAAAAACTCTCTTTTGATAATCTTAAAAAAAGAGAGTATTATTTTTGAAAGTTTAATATTTTTTTGAAGAAACTGAAGTAGCATCAGGTGGAGATGCTTTGATTGTCTTATTTATAGTTTTCAAATCTATTGGCGATACCTCGTTTTTTTGTTTTTTTGCCAATTCCATATCATCTAATGCACTTGGCAATTTTTTCAGCCAATTGTAATAAATTACATATTCCTGAAATTGCCAACAATATAAAGAGATATAATAAGTAATTATGTATCCGAATTGTTCAGGTTTTATATTCTTCCCTTCAGTTTTATTCCAATTTGACCAATTTGGCATACTTTCCAAATTTCTGTAAAATTCAGAATTTATATTCCAATCCCATGTTTTTTTGAAATCTGTATGACTTTCTAATCTACTCTTTACTTTGCTTATAAAAGCGTTTTTATCTTCGTGACCTTGCTCTAATTTATCCGAAATATTAGAAATACCCATTGCCTTTATTTCAGGTTCTTGCATTAGTTGATTTACAACCTCACCGATAACAGATTGAATACCACCTGCAAGCAACACAGATTTAGGAGATGCCCAAAGTTTGTTATATGTATTTACTACAGCAGGAGTAATATCTGAAATCTTATCATAAAATTTTCTGAATTTATTCAAGTATTTACTTGCGGTCATAGTTAATTCAGCACTCGCAATAGTAACTCCAGCAGCAGCTGGAGGGAATTCCATCATCAAAGCTATAACACAAAATGCTATTGCCTGTATAAGCGTATCTTTAACAATTTCACCACTAAATATAATTACATCTTGTAATGTATCATTAATTTCATCAGTAGAGATATATTCAACAGCATTATCACAATACTTATCAATATCTTCCCACAACAATGAAAATACCTGACCACTCGTTGTTTCTATGCTTTCATCAGATATAGGATTTAATCTTCGTCTTGTTATTTTCTTAGAATCTTCTAAAGGATTAGATTTGAAATCTTTACCATACAATATTGATACTACTTTATTCCAAACTCTCGTTTTAACAAAAAATTTCAATGTAAAAACCAACTGATTGTATTCTATTCTATAGTGAGTTTTTTTTACATCTACACATAAATAATTCTCAAGTTTTTTTAATTCAATATTTATTAGTTCTCTATTATTATTAAACTCTGATAATTTTTTATTTTTATCGGGTGGATTTTTAACAAATTGAGTTAGCCAATATGTATTAATAGAATTTTGTGAAATTCTTTCTGATTCATTTAAAATATGAAATCTATAAAAACTTTGATAATTAGTTATCACAATTAAATATCTTCATTTTTGATTTCATTTACAAGTTCTGAAACAGTCAATGCTTTACTGATTTGCATACGCTCTAATATAATATCAGCGAGCCAATAGCAAATATATGTACCTAATTGATTTTTATATTTATTATCTTTAAATTTCATGGTATCTAAATTTAAACCCAAATTATCATTAAAGTTTTGCGTATTATCTCGTATAAGTTCTGCATATAATTCTTTAGTCTCACTACTATTTTTTAACAAATCACTAACTCTTTTCATTTCAGGATTTTCATCATCAAATATTTCAGTTAAACTTGGATTATTGAGGAGTAAATAAATTGTACCTATACCTGTTATAGCAGAAGAACCTCCAAAAAAAGCCTTTATTTTTTTATCAACTATTGAACTAGGTTTAGAAGTTTTTAAATTCAAACCCTTGGCTTTTGCATACTCTATGAAAACATCATCTGGCTTAATTACATCTTTAGGAATATTGCTTTTAACTCTATTTGTAATTTTATCAAGATTATTCACAATTTTTTCAAAACGAGTAGAAATAAGAGTATTTCCTCTTTCAATAGGTTTCAAAAAATCATTTATAGAATTATCTATCTTTTTACTGAAATTTTCCAATCCTTTACCAAATTTACTTTGTAAATCTGCAAATGAAGATTTAAAGTTAGAGATTGATTTGTATAAAGACTCTAAATCTTTAACTTTATTCAAATCGTTTTTCAAAAAACCCTCCATTTGATTAACACTACTTCTCATTTTATCTAATTCTTGAGAGAAAGTTTGTATGTTAGTTTGATACTTTAATACATTCGGATTTTTTGATTGTAAAATAAAATTTAACATTTCGTCTTGAAATTTATCAATACCTGATCTAAGTTTTTCTATGTTATTTTCAATAAGAATAATTTCGTTTTTTACAATATCAGGATTATAAACTTTAAATTTTGAAACTAGATTTTTCAGTAATTGACCATATTTTAATTTTTTAGTTAAGATAATAGTCGTTACTGCCGCTGCAATCGTAATCGCACCAATAGCAAGGTCAGAAATTGATTTTAGAAATGTATTAGAACTTTCACTATCGTCTAAACCTAAAAGAACATTTTTAGCAGCAAGAATATATGAATTTGAATTTTCTACTATTGAATTAACTGATGACTCATCATCAATTGCAAAATATTTTATCTTATCTCTTAATCTATCTTTAGTATGTTCTAAAAATGATGTAGGTTTCCCCTCACCATATCCTTCAAATAATTCATAATTATTTGATAGATTAGTTTGTTTATTATTTTCATTTAATATGAAATCAGAAAATTTTAATATAAATTTGTTCATATTCCTATTCTTTTTTTATAATCCCGAAAATCTTTCACCAACTGCATTACGATCAACATTTAACCTTTCTCTTTTTGGACTACTTGTAGTAGAAGTTGTTGAACTAGAACTTGATTTGGTTTTAGAACTTGGAGCTGTAGTAGAAGCTGTGGATTGCGGTTTCCCTGACATTATTAAGTTAGCAAATAACCAAAAATGATAATGACGATAATATTCAAAAAATTCAAATTTTAATTTCGCATCCAAATCTTTCCAAGGAAATGTTCCGTCTGAAATTTTTACATCCTTTAATTTTTTTAAAATACTATTATATTCTTGGTCTGAATTTATTCCAGATTCACTAAAAATTGAATCCGTTTTCGTTTTGTAAAAAGGTGACTTTTGCCAAAGGAGTGTATCTAATACTTTCCTACCTTCTCCCCATGTAGTAGATTCATAAGCACCAATAACTATATCATAAGAATTTTTGAACCCATCAGAAATCAAATCATTTCTTTTTGAATTTTTAATAGTATCATATCCACTCTGCAAATCAGAAGTGAAATTCAATCTTGATAAAATCTTATCATTCCATACTTTTTTGATTTTATCACTTATTTCTTTATATGTAGATTTACCATCGATTTTTTTAGCCATTTCAGAATCATAATAACTACCAAATGCTCCTGATTTTGATGAACTGAATAAATCTTCATCTCCAGTCAAAATAATATCTATACGCTGAAAGAACTTATCTTTCAACTTTTGATAAATATTTTCCTTTGTTATTTCATACATAGATTTAGTTTCTTCAGGAGTCCAACTCGGTTGCATTTCATTCAAAACAAAGTCTCTATTACTCTCATCAAAATGATTTACATTTTCATTAGTAGTCTTTTGGATAAAATCTGTGTATGTATAAAGTCTTTTCATCTGTGTGTTTTTTTATTAAAAATTGGGATTAAAGTGAACCCATAACACTTGAATCAATATTTTGTATATTGTATTTAATCTTTAAATTATTTGCAACTTCTTTAATTTCTGCTTTTGTTTCATTACCTATCATACCATCAACCATTCTCAAGCCATAATTTTCTTGAAATTTAGTAACAGCACTTGCAGTCGCTGTGTCATAATTACCATCATTTAATTTGGTAGATGGAAGATATTTAAGCAAAACCAAATAATTATTAATTAATTTAATATTATCTGCTGACATTTTTCTTGAACCAACTTTATAAACTACACCACCTCTTTGAAAGAAATTCATAGATTCAAGTTCTTCTGTTATCACTAACAATTTCTTAACTCTATCAACCTTCTCTTGATATTCTTTTTCTTTCTCTGATTTCTTAATTTCTTCTTCTTTTTGAACACCTGCTACTTCTACTTCAATATTCAAATTGATGAGTTTAAGCGCAAGTAATACAATCATACAAACAAACATAACTTGCAAAGCAGGAGTAAAGATATTTTTGAAATGTTCTTGAGAATCAACATATACTCTTTTTATGAGAATAGAAGAAACTTCATTTAATAGTTGAGATAAAGGTTCAAATACAGATATATCAGCCGAAGGATTAAATTGTCTAAGTGTAAGAATAGCATCTGGGCCAATTGTATAACCACTTAAATTTATCAGATTATAGTTTTGACCAAATTTTTCTTTTAAAGTACCACCGAATGGGTATTTTGAAATAGCAAATTCTAAAAATGCAGAAAATCTATCATAAACATCAGTAGATTCCAACATCTTATCAAGATCAATATTTGCTCCAATCAAATTTCCAGGAAAAGTTGAAGCCGAATCAGATTCAATTTTTTGTAAATCCTTAGCATCTATTTTAGTGTATAAATCTTTCAAACCAACAGTTTGAGCAGATTGGTATAAACTTTCTAAAGTAGTATCAATAATTTTTATAACATTAACCCCATATAATGACAAGAAACTCTGTTTCAATGATTCTGAATTAAAATCAGCCATTTTATTAGTTTTTGCCAACTTTACAACTTCATCAATTTTCGGTATAATTGAAGAAATCCCACTTGGGCTTGTAATTTGAGATACCCTTTTGGTTGAATTTTTTATACCCTGTGATTTAGTAGCGTTAAGAACTTCTTGAAATCCAGTAGCAAGTTCCCTTTCATAATTAGATATTTGGTTTTTGATATAAGTAAATTGGGCACGAATCAACTCAAATGAGTTTGTTCCTGTTGATTTACTTTTACCCATAACTTCTGAAAGAGATGGGATATTAGATTTTATAAAATTATGCATAGCTTCAGATTTTTCTATATCCAAACCTTCAAAAAGTTTGTCAATAGTTAATTGACTTAATCTGAATTCAGCATCGCTATCAATTAAACCAAAAATATCACCAGAAATGAAATTACCTTCATTGATGCTATAGTCTAAATTTGGGTTGTTAAAGTTCTTGAAAAGCATATTTCTTTTTTATTGTTTTGAATTTTATACTACTATATATCTGAAAATAGTAATCTATTCTCAATTAAACAAAAATAGTATCGTCTTGTTGTTGACCCTCATCCTTCAATTTACTATATTCTTTTCTATAATCAATTTTGGATTCTCTTTCTGTTGATTTATCAGAAGATGATATGACATTAGGATTTACATCTATACCCAAAAGAGCATATAAGTCTGTAAAATCAAACACAATATTATCCATTTGATAGGTATAGACTTTAGAATCTTCTTCGTTTATTGTTTTACCTAATAAATGTTTAGTGTGCAATAATTCACTTTCATTCATTTGTATAAATTTTTGGAAATTTAGTATTCTCATAGTTTTGTATATTTATTTTTTTCCTAATCTTTGTTCAAAATCTTCCATAAAAGCTGTAAGAGCAAGACGAGTATTTTTACCTATTCTACCATCTACTTGAATTCCACTCCCACCAATCTTGACAGCACCTTGGAATTTTTTTACAGCATTCCCTAAAATATTTTTATCAAATACTTTACTTTCCAAATATGAAGTTGAACGATTTTTTAATAATCCAATAGCACTAAAGAATTTTTTAAGTTGAACTATCATTTCTTGTTCTGCTGATGTGTATTTTTTATTCTCATAAAAAACTTTATCACTATCCAAAAATCCAGATGCGACTAAAGAATTATATGTTGTTAAACTTTCATTATATTTTTTCTGAACCTTTTCAGAAATTTCTGTTCTTTGTCTTGCTTCTGAACTAAGTTTTTCAACTCTTTCAACTAAACTTACAATCATCTTAAATGTTAAGAAAGCATTACATGATACAAAAAGAGTTTGTAATGTTGGGATAGTAACATTATCCCATTTTTGAGATGTTGATTCAAGAGTTTCTTGAAAAAGTAAAGGGAATGTTTCATTTATCAAAACTTTAAGTTCATTTAATAAACTCAATGGAATTTCTTCAGAACCTGAAGCATCTGTAAGTGGGGTTAGTATCAAATTTAAAAATTCTGATGCATTATCCTTGTAAACTAAATTAGATAGTCCAGATATTTTCAATGAATTCAAAGACATTTCCAACATCATAGAAATTCTTTGTACAGGAGATTCACTAACAATTAGTTTAGAAGCATCTACATCTTCTTTAATCCAAAATCTTTTTTCAGCCGTAGCAAATGAACTTGGTTCTAAATCTTCTAAATCCATATCATCAATTTTTGAATATACAGATGATTTAAGTCCCGTAACATTAGAATCAATTTTCTCAATTATACCATCAAGAAACTTTTGAGCCATACCTGTTGTATTTTTAAGAGTCTCACTATTACTAATTAATTCCTTTACTTTTGTAAAATCAATTCCTGATTCTTTTATAAGTTTAATAATCTGCTCATTAGATTTAAGTTTAGTTTCTTTATCAGTTATAGATTTTTTGATATATTCAATTTGCTTAATAACAATTTTATCAGCAGTATTTTTTTCTTTTTCGCTTTCTGTAAATACTTCTTTACAACTTGGAAACATCGTTCCTATACTTGTAAATGATTTTGAATCATCATCTATTTCAAGACCTCTAAAAAGATTTGAAATAGTTAGAGCACTTAAATTATCTTCTGCACTCTTTTGAAAAATATTACCTGAAAAACTTTCATTTAGAAAGGAAGTAGTTGAAAAACTCTTGTTTAGTGAAGTTTTTACATCTTTTACTTTTTTGTAGTACGAATTATCAAATTCCATATATTTAGTATTTTTTTTATCTATTTGCTAATGCTGCTTGCATTTGTTGTATATATCCTTGTACTTCCCCTCTTGAATTAATTTCTTGTGGACTTATAGTTCCAGCTAAATTTGTTGGAGAAGTCATATTTAAGAATTCAATTTGTTTTGCTAAATAAGCTAATGTTAAAACATCCGCTTTACCATCAACTTTAATTTCAGCATTTGTTGGTTGAGCATTTGTTTGAATACCTGCTATAATTTTTGCTAATTCTTCGTCATATTCACCATTAATCTCACCATCGTATAAGTTGAGTTTTTGTAAACTCTGTTGAAGCAATTTAACATCGCCACCACTATCTCCTAATTGCATGTAATTTCTTTCTTGACCATTTGAATCAAACCTTTTAATAAGACCTACAGGTTTATCTAAATTCTTTTCGTCTGCTGTTATAGGAATTTTTCCGCCATATAAGTCATTCTCAAAGCGATAAAATACACTTGCATATGCAGATAAGAGACCAATCGTTTCAAGCCCTGGTGTCGGTAATTCAAATGAATTAGCCCATTTGTTCTGCATCGCTTCAACCATAGGTTGAGATACTTTAGATTGTGCATCTAAATACAAATCAAATGTAGGACTTTTAATTTGATCATAGCATTTTTGAGCATCACTACTTGACATTATTCCATTAGATTCTAATCCCTGAACCCAACTATTGAAAACATCTTTAGGATTACCACTTGTTGCTTTTTCTTGCATTATTTTACTTGCATTATGAAATGTCAAAAATGGTTGAAGATTATCTTCAGCCATATCTAATTCTAAAATAGAAAGTAATTCTTTAGAAGGAGTTTTTCCACTCTTTTCGTCATTTTCATTAAACCAAGAAGCTAACCAATAAATTATACCACCATAAATTGAAAATTTTATCAGACTTGGAGCAACTGCCACAAAAATAGATCTATAAAATTTTCTTCTATCTTCCACTCTTCTTTGTCTTTCAGCTCTTTTATTTTCTTTTTCAATTTCTCTTTGCCTACGCTTTTCATCTTTAATTCTACTTATTTCATCCTTCTTGGCTTGTTTTTCTCTTTTGAGTTTCTCAAGTAAGTCATCTACATTTTTTTCTTTAGGAGCATCTGCATTATTTAATGCCTTTGTTTGTTTGTCTTTAGGGATATTAATGTCAAGTTCAGGAACTCCTCTACCCTGAACAGAACTTGTTGTCGGTTGTTGTATTTTTCCTGATATCCACGCTTCTTCACCTGCGTTTTTAATACCACTCTTTACTTGATTAAATTCTGGTGTATTCCTAACTACATCTGATATTCCAGAAGTGTTAAATGTATTTGCATTTACATTTATTTTATCCACACCCTTTGCTATTGAAGTTACTTCATTGTCTAAAGCAGAAAATGAACTCTTTACCCCTTCTCCTGATTTCTTAAACAAACCTTTAAATAAACCCCTTACAGTTTCAAATCTTTCATTTATTTCTTTATATTCTGATGATTCATTTGTACTTTTATTATCAGGTTCTAATACCTTTTTATTCAGAGATTCAACCATAGAATTAATTGGAACTTCAGAATCATACCAATTTTTGATTGAATTTAGAATTATAGTACCAAGTGTAATTGGATTTCCTTTAAGTTCATCAATGGTTTCTTTTGTTAAAGTATCTACTCCAAATCCAGCATTTGAACTTGCAATCTCATTAATGATTTCTATTATATTTTTAATATAATAATTATTACTTACTTCAAGCATTGTGCTATCTATCGTCAAAGGTTCTTCTAACTTTAAATTAGAAAGTTCTTCTTCTTTCAATAATCCTATAAGCTGTGCATATGCACCAACTTTCATATCTTTAATTGGAGAATTGTATAATGCTGTTATAGTTGCATCAATATCATCTTCTCCTCTTATTGCCTTTAATGCACCAGAAGGATCTTTTTCTGAAAATAATTTTTCAGAGGATTTGGCTAATTTTTGATCTACCCAATCTGGAAAAGCCGAATCTTCATTCAATTTTCTCTCATACGCATTAAATCTTGTAATCATAGTATTTATTTATTAAGTTGTTGCAGTTGTGGTTTCTGAATTGCCATCTGAAAAATCAGAAATCAATTCGTAAATAGCTTCTCCCAAAACCCAGAAAGCATAAATTGTCAATAAAAACATAACAAGTTGGCTTATACCTGGTATAGGAATAAGAATCCCAGCCATACCCGCAATAATTTTATCTATAAGCATAAACTTACCAAAATCAGATATAGCTGATATTAAAATAGCAAAAGTAGGTCCCATAACCTTAAATTCATAAGGACCTGCAATTCCAAAGTTATCATGTAAAAACTTTGAAGCGTATTCCAACGATTCATTCGTATTTGTTTTTATACTTTCAGAGAATTCCTTTATCCAACTAAATGGTGGAAGCATATCAAGTTTAGAACACGCCCATTCATAAAATTTTTCAAGTATTTCAATAGACTCATTAATTTTTTTCATTTCATTAAATGAACCTATTTTTAATCTGCTCGTATTTAACATTTTATGATTATCAATATCTATAAGACCTTCTTTTATAGCACTTGGGAGTAATTCCGCTATTGAATTTTTAATAGAATCTTGAATATGATAAGAATCTTTGGATTCATTGATAGCCTTATTTAATGACATTGTAACTTTTGAAGCAAAAACCTCACCATTAATAATTTTACCAACACTATCAACAAACATAGAACTTAATTGTCCTGTTTCTCTTGATAACATATTCCAAAGTTCTTTATATTCATCATAGTCTTTTTCATTCAAAGATTCTTTTACACCATTTATCTGCTGATTCAAAGAAATAGTAATTTGTCTTTTCAAAGATTTGTTACCAGAAAACCACTTGTTAGTTTCTATTTTTACTGATTCCCAAGTTCCCTTTACTCCGTCCATTATCTTGCTTACAACAGAACTAACAGCACTTGCTAAATTTGAACCTAGTTCTACTACCCAATTAATAGCACCTTTTAGGGCAGTAGCAGTTTTATCAACAGTATCTCCCAACCAAGTATTTAATTTTGAAAACCAAGAATCTTCTTCTAGTAAATGCCAATCATAAAAAGATAAATTCTGTTCACTTACAAATAAAAGGATATATCTTTGATCTTCAGTAATATAAATATTCTCTGATTCTAATATAGATTCAGCAACTGGAATATAAGATGATGTGATATATCTGGAATTAGATATTGTTTTCTTTTGAAAATAATCATCAAATGATAATATGGGTTGTCTATTTTTCAATTTAGATTCTCTTAATATTTTGATATTCTATATATCTTTGTTTTTTGTTCAATTTATTACCAAGTACTTTTTTCCATACCAATAGTATTCCTAACATCTACATGAGTAAAATTATTTTTCATATAAAGTCCTATACCACCTTGATGAAAACTATTTACAAAATCAAAAACTTCTTTTGGAGAAACTCCCGATATTGTAATATCGGCTGCATTTCCATACATGTGTTGTGAATTTTGTGCAACGCCTTTACGCCCTTTTTTACGAAGTCCCGCATTATAAGCTGGTGTTCTATAACCTGAATTGATTTTTACAGGTTTTCCAAAATGTGTTCTAATTTTTTCAAGTAATTCTACTAAAAAAGGATTAATGAGTACTGGTTCAGAATTATCTCTACAAGCAAAATCAGAAACTTTAAAATTTGGTGATACATTCTTATCACCATCTTTTGTTCTGCTGAAATGAACTGATACCGCAGCATATTTCTCAGTTTCTTGTGATGGAAAATCCACTCCTCTTTTTACACCCTCTCCTCGCTTTACAGATGGAGTTGGGAATGTTATAGAACTTGGCATTGTGGTTGGAACAATATTTTTCTGTTCCTTATCTTTTGGTTTCTCTTTTGATTGAGGTTCTTCTTTTTCTTCAAATTCTAAAAGAAATCGGATAAAACTATTGGGTACAGAACTTGTAACTTCTATTGTTAAATTAAAATCTTTAATCATTAATTTAACAGCATCTAAAGTTTGAGAATCAAGTACACCATCAGGTAAATGATTTTTTAAGTAATCATAAGAAATAAGTATAGCTTGTAAAACAGATACATCTTGATTTTTATCAGAAAGATTCAGAGTCTTATTACCATTTATTACATCATCGGAAAAATAAGTACTGACTATATCTTTAACTAATTCTTCTTTTTTATTCTTGTCTGTTTCAGATTGAATTAATCGTATAGCTTCTTCTGCATTTTGAATTTTAACTTCATTCAAAACGAAATCTGAAAATTTTAATATAAATTTGTTACTCATACAATTTCATATAATTATTTTAGCATAACAATTTATCAGACAATATATTGTGCAGCTTGAGGATTTTTAAGTTCAAAATGCATACCATCTTTACGATTCTTATAATGACCTCCCCAAAAGAATCCCCATTTAAGTGCAGATGGAACAAGTTCTCTCAATGATCCCTTTTCTCCAATAGCAGGTGGCGTTTGATACAGACCATTGTATTTTGTATTAATGTCAAATGCAACACCAAAAGCATGATTACTTAAAGTTGTTTTACTACCTCTTATAAATCTTGGGTTATACAAACCATTGAATGTTATAATTCTTGATAATAGTCCTAAATTTTCCCATTCTTGCCACAATCCAATAATTTGACGAGCAGCAAGTTTATGACATCTTTGTTGAGTTGAACGAGGATGTTGTATTTTAGCAAGTTGAGGTATAGTAATAGTGATTATATTATCTCTTTCAAAATTATTTGTGATAATTATACCATCACCTGAACCTTTGGGCTTATACTCAATCGGTCCGTATATTTTTTGAGCTTCTGATTGTGATAAGTAAGTTAATTGATCAGGTTTAGGTGGCCAATTATATTTATCTTCATATGCTTCTTTAGGTAAATTTGAAGGATTATATTTTATCGTTTTTGCAACATCTGTTTGAACTTTATATGTAGTAAATAAGTCAATGATACTTTTACCAACTGGTTGATTTACATCTACACTAACACCAAAAGTTTGAGCAAATGATTTCAGACCATTCATTGTTACCTGATCTAATTTCCCTGTCATATCATTGTTTTTAAGGAAACTTAATCCAACAAGAATAGTTTGTAGAGTTTTTACATCTTGACTTTCTTCGTTTAAATTCATTGACAAAGAGCCAGATAACAATTCATCAGAAAAATATTCTTTACTTACATATTGAACAATAGATTTAGTATCCTCGCTTTTTTTTGAATTGCGAAGTGCTTCAATAATCTGTTTTGGAGTTTCTAATTGAATTTGCATTATTACCTATTTTCTTTTAAAATATCTAATAACATTTTTGCGTAATTATCAAAAATAACTTTAAGATAAAAAGTAACTGCTTCTGATGTTTTACTCATAAAGAAATATTCGTTGGGTTTATCTTTATATGGTATAAATACTTTATTTAATAATTGATTTTTGAAAACATCATCAGGGCTTTCAATTAAATCCATAATGAGCAATGAGTTTCCTTCAATTATTTGTTTTTTATTTGAAGTTTTTAATACCTCCATCAATTCTTTTTGAATCTCATTAGGATTTGTAATAATTTGTTCAATTATTGTGGATTGTTCAAATAATTCTTTAAGGAAATTACTGCTATTATATTGACGACCTGCATCTCCCTTTGGTCCTCTTTTTTGTTCATCTTCTACATTAACAATTAAATCAGATTTAGGTTGAACAGATTTTTGTTCAGGTTCTGTTATTTCTTTAGGTGGTATCGCTTCTTTGGATGATGCTATTCCTTTGGAAGCATCTTCAACTTCAGATTTATTGCGATTCTCCATATAAAAATTAAAGAATGAATCTAATATTTTATTGCTATTGTTTATTATAGTACTCAATTCAAGACCAAGTGAGTATCCATCCTCACTTTCCATAAAGTAATAAAAATCATCTCTCTTTTCAGATTTCTTAATGAGTTTGTTAACTAATTCATTTCTTTCAATAACATCTGAACCATCAATAATTGCTTCATCAAGAAGTTTAATAATAAAATTAGAAATAATCCTTCTTGATTCATCATACGAGGATCTTGATAAAGGCCCATACACTCTTGTCAATTCAGGTTTTACTGATTGAGCATTTTTGGGCTTGTCTTTCATAAGTCTTATAATTGCTTCTGTTGTTTCTTTGACTATTTCTTCCTTTCTCTTTTGATTTTCTTCATCTGTAATCTCGTAAGGAATATCCACATTGATTATTATCTCATCAGATTTAGAAGTCTTTGTTGTTGGGGTTTCAGTCGTTGGAGTTTCTACAACATCGGTTGAAACATCTGAATCAACAGGCATTTCTTCTTTCGGTAGTTCAGTAGATAGTTCTTTCTCAATCTCTTTTGATGAATCAATCGCTTGATTTATTTCTTCGGGAGACATACTTTTTATTTCAGTTTCCCATGAATTCAATAATTGAATACGATTAAATGGTGGATTACCAAATACTACAACTGGACCCTCAATTCCAGAAACAGATATTTCAACAACATCCGCATTTTCAAATTTTTTACTTTTGAAAAGTTTTGAAAGTGTTTTTACAGGTATTTGTATATTTCTTGAAAGACTTGATAAAAATATTAAACCAGGTGTATCTGATGTTTTATCAAAATCAAAATAAGGGTATTTAACCAAAAATCGTGTCACTTGTACATAGGCATTATCCATATTAGATTCTACCGAATCTGCATCTGAATCACCGCTCAAATAATCAATGAAATCTGAAAATATAGATTCATTAAATAATCCTCCAGTTTTTCTCTTTCTTTTTGTTCTATAAGAACCATAACCATAATCTTGAAGATGACTTGAGAAAGCATTCAAATTGTAGTTTTGAGTGTACTTACCATATTCTTTACCAATTTTTTCAGATGGCAGAACAACTAAAACATCTCCACTCCAAACTTTTGAAGATATTCTTGTAATTTTAAGATTTTCAATGTTCATCTCTCTAATTACTTTCTTCAATTGCTTTTCACTCGCAACAATAGTTTGTGAAAGTTTTTCTAATGGACATAAACCAGGAAGACCTGTGCTTATTTCATATCCATATTGCTGATTATTTTTTAAGAATATTTGAATTCTCTCAAGAGTTTTCTTGTATTCCTTATTCTTTCTATCTTTCAAAAAGTCTAAAAAGGATTCATGTACATTAGAATATTTCATAGATTAAAATTATATTTCTTCGTGGCTAACAATAGCGAATTTAGATTCTCCAACTTCTTCAATAGGCATATTCTCTTCATTACTGATGAATCGAATTGAACTATCTTGCAATGTATATTTTCCAGCAGGGAATGAATTGTTCAAGTTGTTTTTGGTTGTATAACGAATAAGAACTTCAATTTCTTTAGCATTTTGTTTTCCTACAAGATTAGAAACAACTAAATTTATTTGTGCATATTCAATAGCAGGTCCAAAAATACCTAATGAAGCACCTGATAAAGGATTTGATGTGAATGTTTGACTATCTCCATAATCTCTATGTAGAGAAAGAATTTCCAACTTTACTTTATAGGGTTTCAAAACAACACTATTAAGATGTTTTTTGATTGTTTCTAAATCATCTTTCAATGGTTCGCCAGAAATCATCTTTGCTTCATTGACTTTCGTTTTTTTGTATTCTTCAAAAATTTTCATAAAATTGATTCTAATTTTTAGATAATCTATATATCAAAAAAACCCCAGACAATTCTGAGGTTATTTTGATTTATTTTTATACTTGTGGTTGTCCACTATCTTCACCGCCACCTTCTTCACTTGAAACTTCTTCATCACCAGGCTTATCCCCTGCTTTCTTTTCCTTTTCTTTAATCATAGACCTATTTTCTTGTAATTCTTCTCTTGTCAAATTCAAGAAGTTTTCCATAGCATAATCCAAGTCAAAATAAGAATCTTCCTTTGTTTTAGGAATATTAAGAAGTTCATTAATCGCAGCAATTCGTTTTTGCATAATTTCAACTTTTCTTTGAGTTTCAAAGCTATTATCACGATTAAATTTGATACCAATACTAGATTTAAAAAGGTGATCTCCGTGAAATTCTGGGAATTTCATCAAAATTTGCAAAAGAAGAGGCTTTAACATAATTTCTTGAAAACCAGAACGCAATCTATTTACGAAATTATGAAAACGAATTTCATCTCTTTGAATACCTTCTGCTGATAAAGATAGAGCAGAACCACCTTCAGCAAAACGACTCATAGGAATTTTAGATGCTCTTCTTAATTTAGATTCAAAGTATTTCAAGAAATCTGTACTTGATAAATCAAGAGTTTGACCTGCAATAACCTCAACATTCGGAGAATTTCCATCTTTTGACGGAAACATAAAATGTTTAAAGAATGGTATAGATGGTCTGCCGTTTACACTTAAAGTTCCATCTGCATCATTAAAGAATATTTCTTCTTTATAGTTATTCAAAATTTCAGAAAGTTCTTGTTTTGCTTTTTGAGGAGAATTACTACCGATTGGAATAGTCATTTTCAATCGCATCTGAGCATACATAATATGCCACATAACTTTTGAGTTCTCAATCAAACGGAGCAAATTCAAAGGTCTAACCAAACGCTCTACATAACTTACACGATCCATTTGCATATTTTGAGCATATGCAATATAAATAACAGTAGAATCATAGATTATCCTTTCCATATCATTACCTATCTTTTGAATCCATACTATGTATTCTTCACCATCATCACCTACCATTGTTGATAATTGCAATGTAGCTGGATCAAGTTTATTAAGAGCTATTACTTCTTTTCCATCTTCATCAGTAACAATTTCAAATGCCAAAAATCCATCTACAAGATATTGTCTAAAAAGATTCCACGCTTTTGTGTTATTATTGAATTCAAATTTTACATAAAGTTTTTTGAACTCTTCATGAATAGTGTCAACTATTTCTTCTTTCTTTTCTTCATTTAAGAATGATTCCAGTCCTTTTGTATCTGGATAACAAAACCAATTTTTTTCATCATAAACAATAGCTTCATCTGAAATTGTATCTAAAATTTCTACGATTTCATCATTAAGCGAAAATGAACGAAGAAAATCTCTCTTGGTAATATAATTTGAATCATAAACAGCTAACGCTTTTAATCCACCAATATCTTGAATAGCCATAGCAGAAAGCAATCGCTGATCCCATTGAGCCGATGTATAACCACCATACACAGAATGTCCAAGTGGTCCAGCACTACCTTGTGAAGTTTCTGTTTCACCAGCACCCTGCCTTCTTTGTATAATTAAATCATCATAATACATTCCAAATGATGACAATTTTCTTACATTGTCTGCTGGTCCTGATGTGAAACCATAAGTTTTGGCTCCGTCTTTTGATACAAATCCTGCCATATTATTCTCTTTTATTTATCAAAGTGATTGAATTTCTGAAATACTTTTATTTCCCAAAATTCCAAATGGAACTAACAATGGCAACCATTTCCAATCTTCATAATCTATTGGAATAACACTTCCCATTCTTAGTTTAGACCAAATATAAGATTCTCGTGTTTTTGTAACATTCAATCCCATATTTCCTATATATCCTTTTACAAATTCATTCAATCCTTCCATTGAAAATTGAGATAAATCTGATTTCTCTAATCTGGTTTTATTTTCATCAATATATCTTTGATAAAAATTATTTATAGCATCTATGAACATTGCTCTATTAGAAGAATTCCAATAATTTAGATTCAAACCAAAGAGCATCATATCAACATTTTTATAAGGCACGGCTTCCAAATGAAAAACTATTGGATATACATCATAATATCCTTTTTTAGGAACTGATTTATTATCGTTTATTGCAAAATAAATCTTACCTTTAGGAATAGAACTCGCTTGAGTATAAATTCTTTCTTTAAGAGGTCTTGTTTGCATAAAATACTTTTGTCTAAACCATTCCTGCAATTCTTCTCCTAATTCCTTACGAGCTTCAATTAAACCTTTCTTTAATGTTGTTATTGCTTCTGTATTCATAGATTTTTTACAATTATTGTTTTAAGGGAGAAAAATTAAATGGAGTATCCACTAATTCAAACTCATATCCATGAACACAATCTTTTCCTAAAAATGGTCTTGAAAATGAATCCTCAATCAATTCTTCCCATCTTCTTTCATTCTTATGTCCCCACCCTGAAACCTTTTTAAGAAGTTGTGCTTTTGTTCTTACCCATGAAAAATGATGAATATAGACATTATCCTGATATTTCACATTGAATAAACTTGTTACATTATCAATAACAGCGTGACCACCTCTATCATATTTTGTAAAGACATTTCTTTTATTTAGAACATTCCTTGCAACAATCATATGTGCTTGTTCTAAAGTTTTACTTCTATATTTGAAATCTCTGAAATACCAGTACATACTCAAAGAATAACTTTTATAGGAAGTCCAAAACTCATTGAAATTCTTTCTATATGAATTTAAAAACAAATCACCATCTATAATTTCATCAGAATCTATTTGCATAATGTAATCTGTTTTACATTTCTCAATCCCTATCCATCTTGAATAGCAATTCCAATAAAAATCAAATGGTATATTATCATGCCATTGGTATTCAAGAATATCAATGTTTTTATACTGAGAGCAAAATGATTTTAAGTTATCTATACTTTCCTTATTTTCAGGTTCCCCATTGTACAAATGGCTTGAAACTGATATGAAAATATTATTTGCAAATTTTTGACACTGGCGTATATTTTCTTCAATGAAAATTTCATCAAGAGTGCAATAAGGTATAACAACATCTATCATAGTTTATCTCGTAAATGGCCAATTCTCTTCTGTTAAGACTACATATTTCATGTTTCTATCAAGTGCCCACTTCATAGCGGCTATTTGCTTTGCTTTGTTTACATGATACATTTTTGTCAGTTCAGCATGTCGTATCAATTTTTTTTCAGTAACTCTACCCTCTAAAATAGGTTCTTTACTGATTTGATTGCTAGGTTTAATTTCTACAATATAACGATTTATTTTGTTTTCATTATCTAAAACCTCAATAAAAAAATCAACATTATAGATATGTTCTTTATGGTCAATAGGAGAAACATACTTTATTTTTACAGGTTCTGAACCCCATCTTATGATTTGTGGAGTCAAGTCGCAAAGAATCATAAACTTCCTTTCCCAAGATGAACGAAATATAACAACTCTTGGATCACCAGCATATTTTTCGGGATTATGAACTTTGTAGTAGCCTTGTACAAATGGACCCTTTGAGTTCGGTTTTAATTTCTTAATATCTCTCATAAAATATCGTTTTTCTGTTTTAGATATATATTCATTATATGTTTCACAATTATTTTTTATTATATGTCACAAAAAAGATTTCTTAGAGATGCCAAAAGTGTTTTTAAGGAAATACAAAAAGAATTAATAAGTCCAGAAGAAGAAGAGGTTTTCCAAAAGGTTGCCGAAAGGTTAAATGTTTCCTATGAATCTGATAAAATCAAAGAAGAGGAAGCAAATAAAAGAAAACCAAAGAAAAAAGCAGTTACATTAGATGAAGAAACTCTTACATTTGCAAATCAAACCCAATTGTTAAGAGCAATACTTTCAAATGATATGGCTAGAAGGGAGAGTTTGGGCGAATTCGTAAAAAACCTTATTAAAGAAGAATGGAAAAGGTTATTCTCAACATACGAAAACTTGAGAAAAGATATTGATAATGAATAACAAAGTAAATTCTGACTAATAATTTGATATATAGATAATATCAATTAAAATATATTTCACTATGAAAACATTTACACAAACAACTGAACAATTTCGTAAGCGAATCTATGAACAAGATGCCGATGCTGCGAAAGAACAAGCTGCAAAAAACTATTTAACTAAATTATATGAGTTCAACATTAATTCAATTACCGAACTCAATGAAGAAGAAATAGTTGAATTTATTCATGGACTCAAATCTTTAGAGAGATAATATGTTACAATTCATTCGACAAATTTTTAAGAAAAAGTCGAAACCACTAAAAACTATTGAAATAATTGATGATTTGGAAGATAATAGTCCAAAGATGCACAATTTTCAAGAATTTACAGATAAAAAGTATTGTACAATTTTAGAGAGAGTAAATTCAAAAAGCGATTGCAGTTATGATACCTTAAAAATTGCTTGGAGATGTCAAAATCGTATAAAACCTGGTGATTTAATCATATTGAATAGAAATGGAAATTTCAAAACTTTAAGACTTCTAAAAATCCTAAAAGAAGACCCTGACGAAAAAATAGGAATAGTTTCGACACTTAAATAAAAAGCCCATCAAATGATGGGCTTTTTTATTAGATATGTTTAACAATTAGGATATTGTTGCACCTAATACATTTGTCAAAATCCAAGTAGTTCCTGTCCAACGAAGTTGAACTGATTGATAATCATAAGGAGAATTACTGAAATTCACAGTCTCTGTTGTAAGATTAGCAATATTTATATTATCCAAATACACACCTGAAACTACGCCAGTTTTAACAATAATTTCAAGTGTTTGACCAGTTGTATTACCTACAGGTAATTCAAATGAAATTATATCTTTTGTTGTACCATTATATGTAGTAAAGTCAAGCAAAATTGAATGAACACCTGTAACTGCAAGAGTTGCTTGTGTTCCACTTACAGTCGCATATGATGCTGGATCTGCCGCTTCTATAAATGAATTACCAAAATCTTTACAAACAATTTCTCCATCTAAAACAAGTTTACCACTAATGTCTAATTTATTTGAAGCATTAGATAGTAATACATCACCACCTGTTACAGTAATTCCTGTTGAAGCTGTAATGGAAGTAGAAGTCAATCCACTTGTTCCACTTATAGATAAATTTCCACCAAATACACCAGATGCCTCACATGTAAAAAGGGTTGTAGATGTTGGATTTGAACCTCTTTCTACATAAGATGAAGTTGTTGTCAAAGCACCCGTAGATGAATTCAAATAACCTTCAATTGCATCAATAGATGTCTTTACTGCTGTAAAGTTGTTATTTATTATTGTTCTTGAAGCCGAAAATGAATTCGTAGCTAAAATTGTTTGTAATGTGATTGCCATATCTTTATTGGATTTTTATATTTATTCTATATATCTGTTCTGAAAAAATATTTTTTTATTGTTGAACGACAAACCAGCTATGTCCTGATTTTAAGTCTATATCTTCGCATTTTTCATATGACCATTCAAGATCCGAAGAACTTGATGATGTCCATTTTTTTGATTGAATTAAAATAACTTTATAAGTGTTTTTAGAAATTACTTGGCTTGTTAAAAATTGATACTGAATATAAGGTTCAGTCTCATTATAGACATAAAGATATCCATTCAATTTTACACTTATTGACTCACTAAATGTCAAATTAAATGAAGAATCCTCATTTTTAGTAATATTTACTTTAGTATGAGGTTTTTTATATTCTTTTGGTTTTTCTTGAACTTGCGGATGCGAAGAAGAATCCTCAAGCAAACATTTTAGTAATACAAGATAAATAATAGCATCATTGATTCTTTCTTCAATAGGTTCAGATGTAGTGGAAGGCATTTCAGGGTTTTTACCTATTGCTCCTAATATTGACATGGCTTGTTTTCCAAAATATACACCCCACTTTTGAAAGGGAGTAAGTCCTAATACTTCCGCATCTTGACTTTTGAAATTTGATAAGGCATCAACATTTGTAGCATAATCTTTGGCTTTACCATATTGTAAATTCAAACAAGAATCAAATATTTCTTTGAATATTTCATTTTTTCTTTCGTGTATCATTTTCGTCTATATGGAATGTAAATAAAACTATTCTTCAAATATACATAATTTAATTGAAATCTCTCCATTTTTTTGAAAGAGCAAAATTATTATGTTTCTTAATATTTTTAACTGAATCTATTAGATAATTGATAAGTATTTCCATCATACTTAATAATGCCACTCTTTTTGTTTCTGCAACAAAGGTTGCACTTATACTCTTTTCAAGAACATTATTTCTATAATCAAAACCTATATTTTTGATTTCATTTTTTCTCGAAAGAGCAAAGTCCTTTAATGTGGGTCTTATGTCTCCATCTGTGACATCTAAATATTTTTCCCAAAATTGTGAATTAGATATTTCATCTCTCATAGTGTTGGTTCATTTGAATCTATATATCAATTATTCTTCTTCATCTAAAGAATCTTTAATTCCTAAATCAGCTAAATTTTCTATTCCTGACTTTTCATCTTCGTTAGAAATTTCAATTTCTATCGGAGGAACATATTCAATTATGTTCTTGCATATGAATTCATATAATTCATAAGGAATCTTTGATTCTTGTAATGCATTTGGCTGACCATTTTCATCTACATTATCTTTACCTATACAATTCTCTAATTCTTCTCTATAATTAACAGATATTTGATAAAGAATTGTTCTCATTGCACTTTGTCTTAGCATTTCTTCAATTTCATCAGGAATTATACCATCTTCAATTTTTATGGTATTTAACTTATCATCATCTAATTGCATCCATACATTAGATGGGACATTGTTCGGTGTTTCCATATTTTCCATAATTTTATGTTATGTTTGTAAAAAGCGTAAGTAATAAAATTCAGGTTTATATCCAACTTTCTCAAGAGCATACTCTTGTGTAAGATTTAACGATAATGTTTTATTTTTTTCTACAACATTGATATTTGTAGAATTATAGATAATTACAATACCAGGTGTTAAATCTTCTGAAACTTGAGAACTCACAATTAAACATAAAGAATCATTCTCTAAATAATTAGGTATAATTTCAACTTTAATTCTTTTATGATTAATTACTATATATTCTTCCTGAATATATTGTTCTAATTTTTGATAAATACTTTTAGATAAAAGAATATGTTTTAACCCTACATTATTCAATTCTTTAAGAACTGAATCACAATATTCCAATCTAAATTTAATTGCATCTGAATTGGTTAAATCAGAAATAGTAAAATTACCTATAGTTTGTTTTATTTGACCATATCCACCAGCAGTAATTCTGCCCATATCTGACATCAAATAAAGAACTTCTTTATTTAATTCTTTTATCATTTCATTGTGCAAAATAGTAACACCACTCTGAATAAGAAAATCTCTATCATTTGAAGATAACTCTTCTTCACTAAAATGAAGTGTTTTCTGAATTTTTTTATTAGTTTGAACAACAGAGTATAAATCTTCTTTTCTAAAATTTATAGTGTTTTTGAATAGATGCGGTATTATATTTTTTGTATGTATTCTTGCTGTTTGATGACCATCAAGATAATAATGAGCAACATTTTCAAAAGAACTCATTATTGGTCTTAATTTCAAAACATTTTCTTTATGTTTAGAAAAATACTCTGAAATCTTATTTGATATTTCTTTTATCATTCTGAAAGCGGATCAAATGTATAATTAACAAAGTTTTCTTTTTCTGGTTTATTTGTCCATAAATTCGCAGACCATCCAAATTCATCTGACCAAGCATC